TGACATTCTAATAGTTTCCGCGTCAGCGGCCCAAAAGTCATTATTTGCTTGCAACCATTTAGTCAGTGTCTCATCGACACCATAACTTTCATAAACGTAGCTCATAAACCCATCATTTATCGGTCCATCTCTAACTGAATCCATCTCACTAATATCCGATTCAAAACAAACATGGTCTTCTAACCCGTGTAGTCTTTTTCTTATTTCTTCGCCTATCTGTTTCTTGGAATATCCATACCCGAACATTACGTCAGGCCTAAAGTCTTTCCTTATGTTCTTTTCTAGTACTGTTATTATAACACCCATCAAATGCGTTATAAACTTGGGTTGGGCTGAAACAGGTTGACCTGCTTTCAAAGTTCCATTATCGTGCTGTAAGTAGGATTCTTCGGCCATCTTGACTTTCTTCTGAGGTTTATTGAATAAAGTAATCTTCGACCTGTCTGCATACGTGTTATTGAACTCTGCAGCATTTACTTTATCTCCTTTCAACTTAATCCTGCGAACTTGTTCGGCATATGCATTACTTAGGTCATCAGCTTGTATTCTTGTTTTGTTAGGTACTAGCGCGTTGAAAGATTGTCTAAGTTTGTTAGTCATTTCGTAGTCACTCATTTCGTACTTCTTCTTATTGGTTCCGAATCTCTTTATCAGTGTATATAATATGTTGTCTGGTGCCATGGTTGTTCTCCTTCCGAAATTTGGCGCCATAAACCTCCAATACCTATTGGTTGTTTCTTCTCCTAACGCCATAGTCTTGAAGTGTTTAGGTTCCTTTATTCTCACGTCATTAGATACTTCTGGAAACTCTCTGTGTGTAAAGCCCGAATGCGTGTCGTTGTAATCACTACTACTAGGAAATCTTGTTGCCAATATTTCGCTCACTCCTGCTACGGTATCTACTGGATTGGGGCAATACTGTAACGGTTCCATTATCTTTTCATATTGAGCAACTCTTTTATTAACTTCTATATGATCTGAATCTGGGATCGCTACGAAACTAGCGAAATTTGCATCATAGATCTGTGGCACACTTACTTCTGCTTCTCTGTTGTACTCATCATTGGTGAAACTCTTTATATCGTAAGCCACTTTATCTACGCCAAAGCTCTTCGCCAATCTTGATCTCAATCGTTCCTTCTTGGCGGTATCACGATTGCCTCTCTCCGCCGCATACGCTCTTGTCTCGCCATAGGCCACCTCGCCCGGCGTTTGTATAAAAAATGTTCCTTGTCGGACTCTTGTTTATTCCTATGGACGTAATCTCTGTGCGAGCTATTAAAGTACCAGCTCCTTCCCATGTGGTCTACTCCTATATCTTTTTCTCCTTTAACTATTTGATCGTGGCTATGTTTGCTCCTGGTTAAAATTTCCATAAAGACTAAATCAGTATAGATAGTTACTTGCTCTGTTGCTCTAGTTAGTGCCATATACAATAGTTTGTATTCATCTGCTCTCAACAAATGCAGACCTTGCCTTTACAAAACTACGTTCATTTTCTTGACCCTGGTACCTTGTGTTCCTGTGAGTGTATGCCAATTGTTATTAC